TGCGTGGTCGAGGTACTCAGAATCTCATGCCGCTGGCTGGTTGTCTCCGTATGACGACGACGGCAAGACAATCAGCGAACATGCGGTGGACAGGTTGCTTTCAGAATTAGAGGATATGGCTTCAGAGGGTGAATCATGAAACTAGCAGACGCAGACACAGTAGCCCGACTGTCAGGCGTCTCTCGCCGGACAGTCATCGCCAGGGCGGCCAGCCGCGGCGAGGTCGTGTATCTCGGCAACAAGGCTTTTCTCAAAGGGCGTGACCCGTCCGTGGAAAGCACACCCGTCCGTGGAAAGCAGTTGACCCTGCAGCAAGCCGCCACAATCATTGGATGCTCGCGATCCACGGTCCTCCGGGTGCTGGAGCGCACGGGGCTGGGCGTGAAAGTGGGCAACCGCCGCTACCTGCCGCAGTCGCAACTCAATCAGGTCAGGGACAACGTCCTTTCGGCCGGCGTCACCAGGATCCACCGTGACAAGAAAGCGATGAGCGAACGTGGAAAAAGAATGGCCGCAGCGCGTTGGGCGTAATCGCCTCACTCGCTACAACGTGGCGGAATGGCTCCGGCTCTTGGTCGAGGCCCGGGTCTTGCCGGCGGCGCATGTCTCGCAATATGCGCGGGCCATCCGCCTGCAGATCGAGAACGGTCAGGCCCCTTGGCCCAAAGAGTCCTGAGCGTGCCGGCGGCTGTGGCAGGGCTGGCAGAGCAGGCGCAGGTTGTGCATCGCGTCGGTGCCGCGCGGCTTTTCGATGATGTGGTCTACATGGGCCTCGCGGCCATGCACAAGGATCCCGCACAGTTGGCACTTGCCCTCGTCTCGGGCAATCACGGCAAGCCGTGTGCGCCGCCACGCAGCGGAGCAATAACCGCGCTCCGCGGCGGTCGGTCGGCTGGCCTGCGTCCGCGGCCGGTAGGTAGGAATTCTCTTAGGCATCCTTGGCGGTCCAGCCTTTCATGAGAACGCGATGCGAGTCTCGCGCACACCACCACTCGACGGCCAGCCGCGCAATCGCGGGGACGAGAACGCATACCAGCAGCCTGCCGACGACGCTGCCGTACTCTCTGCGGACGCGAATCGACAGCCGGGCCTGCAGAACGTCAGCCATGCGGTCGATGTCGCAGCCGCCGGGCCACTCCTCGACGGCCATATCGACCAGCCTGTACGCCAGTCGCCAGTGGGCCGACATTCTGATGCCGCCGCGCTTGACGACATACGCCTTCAGCGGGGCGTGCATGAGCCGGTCGCGCACGGTTTGGTCGTGTTGCCCTTACACACAGGGCAGACGACGAACACTTTTCCGTCGCCAACTTTGCCGAGCCCGCGACAGTTTTCGCAGACTTTGGCGGGGGCGGGTTTCTGCGCCGCCATCAGAGAATAGCGGCCGGCGGCGGCCACGAACGGCTGCAGGTCGTCCCCCCTACGAGGCAAGACGACGCACCCCAGCGTGGCAAACACAGGGATCGCCCAAAGAATACGTTTCATACGTTGCCCACAGCGCCGAAGGTAGTGTGCTGCCGACGAGGCCAGCCGGCCACGCTCGACAGGGCGATGCACTGTGCCTTGTCGATCGTGGAAGCCAGCGCCCAGAACGAGCCGGGCGGGATCTCGATGTCCGTCCCCATGATCCGGCGACTGCCGGTATTCCAGGCGGCCCAAGTGTTGTTCCACAAGACGAGCGCCTGCCCGTATTTCTTGTGTGTCTCCGGCCGGTCGTCATAGCCGAGAAAACTTTGCGCATGTTGCCAGATGCCGACCTGACGGCTCACGCCGTCTTCGTTGCGCGTCCGCTCAAAACCCATGGAACTGCAGTTGAAAATTCCATAGCCCTGAAACAGGAAGTCACGCACCTGCTCCCGGCCCGACAGCACGGTGGCCGTGCGGGCGATGTGCTGCGAAGACTCGTCGAGCCACTTCTGGCTCGGCGCACGAGAGCCGCCTACGCCGATGCTGCGCTCGGTGTACTGAGTAAAGTCAACGCCAAACTGCGGATACGCCCTGCGGACGAGGAAGCCCTTGGTCGTGGCAACCTGCGCCGCCCGCGAGCAGATCCAGCCGTCGCCGTCGTACCCCCTCCACGCCCAAAGAGACTCCGAGGCAACGACGGAGTCCTTCACTCCAGCAGGCGGCACTTCCGGGGCGCCTTCCAGCCGGCCAGTGACTTCGTCGGGCTTGTTGCCGGCAACCTCAAGGGCCAGCGATGTCAGCAGGCAGTTCGCCGCCGCTCGCGCGACGCAGTCGCCTGTCAGTTGGGTGGGGCCGGGCCAGCAGCCGGGGAACACAGACTGCACCGCCGGGAACAGCAGGGTCAGTTTGCCTTTCCCAGCCTCGGTGAAATCCCAGTTGTATGCGACACTCCCGCCGTCCGGATCGCCGCCCTTGCGGATGATCGAATCGACGAGTTCCTCGTCGGCGCGCTTGTCGGGCCGGCAGCCGACGAGGCCGCGGGAGTAGGCAGCCAGCGGATTGAAGTCGTCACTCATCGAATCCGATCCCGATGGCCCACGACATCGCACTGCACGCGGAAAGCAGCCGGGCCTGCGCCACCGAGTCCAGCGGCTTCGGGTCGGCCCCCATCGCTGCAAGAAACGCTTGGTCGATCGCTTCCGCAAGGCCGGGGTACTTCCCGACGCTGGCTTTGTCGATCGCCAGCCGGAGCGTCCCCGAGTGGAACGTCACAAAATCGTCGCTCGTCTTGATGATCGGCTGGTCGCGGGAGAAATCACGCTTGAGGATATGCCCCATGGCTTCGTACAGATTGGCGAGATACACCCGGTCGCCGGGCAGCATCTTGGCCGCAATCGGTCGGACGGCCGCACACCACTCCGATGCCTCTTTCTCTGGCTTCGGCGCCTCCACGGCCTCGTCGTGCGGCGGCCAGTTGAGGTTCAGTGACGCGCCTTTCCATGAGAAAAACAGCAGCACAGCAACCACCAGCCACCTCAGATATTGGTTCATTGGTCACTCCCGTCCACAAGCGCCAGCGTGAGAACGTCAATCGCCTTCTTCTGGTCGTCGCCGAGGCGGCTGGTCTTGATGAGCCGCAGGCGCACCTCCGACAGGGCGGCGATGGCCCGGCTGTAGCCAATGCCCGGCAGCCGGAGGTGGCCGACATACGGATACGCGGCAACCACAATGGCTGCCGCTGCGGAGACGTACTGCGCCACGCTCATGCCAGCACCTTCGCGGCGGCCCACTCAAAGAACGCCTTGCCCTCGGGAGAGCGGAGGACGGCCTCAAGGTGATACAGGGCTTCGTCGTCGAGTTCCGTACTCGACTTGCCGGCGGCCCACTGGACCGCGGACACCACGGCCAGCGACTGTTCGTGCGGCGTCTTGGCGGCGGCCACGGCCTGCATTCGGCCGATCAGCGGCGCCCACTCGGCGAGCAACTTGAGTTTCTCGAAAATCGGCAGGTTCGCGCCGTAGATGTCAACGGGTTCTTCGGCCATCGGTCTTCACCTTTTTCTGGAGGAACTTGAGGTACTGCGGTGACGTTGTGCGTTGCTGGCTCGTCATCTTGCCCCAGTGGCTCGGCGGGGCTTCGGGGACGAGATTCATCAGCGGCGGCGAATCGTCGCCGTAATAGCCAGCCACGCGGATGTATCGCGGCGAATCACTCATGGGCGGCGTGCTGGACAACCGAGTAGGCGTCGTGAAACACGCACTCGACGATCTCCTGAACCTCGGCCTTGGACAACTTCCGGTCGAACGACCACAACTCGCCGTTGACCTCGCGGTCGTCAATCGTGAATGTCAGGCGCACTTCCTTGCCGGCCAGGACTAGACGCAGTTCGGCCGGCATGGTTGTGTGGCTCCGTCGCCATATTCATTCTAACGAATGCGCCAGCGCCGAGGCGGGACTCGCGTTCGGCCTCCGTCCAGCCAGCGCGGATCTTGGCGGCCGCCACGCGGATCCGCTCAGGGGTCGGCATATAGACCGGCGGCTCGACGCGATCTTTCATGCCGAGGGACTTGGCGTAGGCCAGCAGTTCCGGCTCCGTCATCCCCATCTCATCGCACACCTCGTCAAACGTCAGGTCGCTGAACGACCAGAGGCGGCGTAGTTTTCGCTTCCGGTTGGCCGCTTCCTTGTTGGCCTCGATCTCCTGCGCGGACTTACGCGGTGACGGCATCGGGGATTACGGCCGCATAGCGGCAGCCCGGGTTGAGGTACATCTGGTAGCCGGCGGCGCTCATGGACTTGTGCAGGGCAACGTGTTCGCAGTCGCCGCCGACGTACTCGACGCCGGGGGCCAGAAACGCACAGTTCCGGTACACGGCGAGGCCGCCGAACGCCGAATGGAACGGCACCGGCGTGCTGCCAACAGGGGGGAGCCAGAGATGAAACCAGCGGTGATCGCGCCGGTCGTCCCAGTAGTTGAGGCGGGCCGCCCAGGCGTCGTAGTGGGCAAGCCGCAACTCGCCTTCGTCGCCGATCCCGCTCCACAGCGAGATGCTCGCCATGCCGGCCGGGTTTTTTCTGGAGTCGCTGGCGTAGTGGCCCAGCCAGCCGACGCTGTTCAGCAGGCCGGCCGGCGAGAACCCGCCATGCGGGTCGGTGTCCAGCACGGCGTAGTAGTCGAAGTCCGGCGCATTGGCCTTGGCCCACAGCCGGCAGCGGTTTCGGTACTCCGCGAGGGCGACCGTGCGGTCCTCCTCAAAACTGCGAAGGTCAGGCCGGCCCAGCGAAGCCCGCTCGACCGTGACCCACGGCCTCGTCTCGGCGAATCGGACCAGTTCTTCGCCTGTGCCGTCCGTGGAGTCGTTCTCGTAGGCGTAAAACACAGCCTGCTTGAACGGGGCCACGGCCTGCTCCAGCAGCGAGAGCGTGTTGGTCAGGTGCGGCATGGCGTTGCGGGCAATCGACAGGACGCAGAGTTTGGCATCCGCTGCCATGGCGCGGCCCATGTCCACGAAGCCGTCGTACTGCTTCTGGTACGCCGGCTCAATGTTCCAGTAGTCATCGGGATTCATTGGCAAGTATCCAGAGATGCTCGGGGTGGGCGTTCGGGGCAGGGTGCCGGACGACGCGAAGCGTTTCGTATCCCAGCCGCTGGACTGCGAGGCCGACTGGGACGCGGTTGTCGTGGATCTCGATGAGCCAGCGGGTGTTTCTGAACAACTCAGGCGTGGCGCTCTGCAGAGCAAGGTGTTCGGCCCCCTCGATGTCGAGTTTCACGAAGTCGATCTCGGCGTGGCCGGTGAGCAGCCTCGCCGCGGTGAGGATCTGGTCGAGCGACAGGCACGGCCGCTTGACGACCTCCACGACAGACACCTCCCGCTGGTCGCCGCCGCCGATGGGATGCTCTGGAAGCAGCGACGACTGCAGCGGGTTGTCTCGCACAAAGAAGTCAACGTCGCCACCGGAATTCCCGCAGGCCGCCTGCAGAAGCGTGGCGTTTCGCGGCAGGCACGGCCGTAGGACTGCGACGGCCCGCGGATCCGGCTCGACGGCAATAACGTGGTCGAACCTCTGCGACAGCCAGTGCGTCCAGTCGCCTACATTGGCGCCGATGTCAACAGCGACACGACGCGGACCATTCAGCAGCGGCTCGTACAGCGGCAGCAGGAAGTCTTCTTCAATCATCCAATGCTCTCCAAGAACTGCCGGGCGTCTTTTTCCGAGTACACGACGGCGCACCGGCAGCCTGCCGACGTGAGTTGCTTCATCCTCATGCACTGCACCGGACTGGCCTTGTTCCCCGGCACCTTGGCCTCCAGCCAGACCGCCTGGCCGCCCTTGATGCACAGAACGTCCGGCAGACCGGCCATCTGGTATGCGTTGCCGTGGATCTTCACGGCGAACCACCCCAGCGACTTGGCCGTGGCGATCACCTTGGCGACGATGGCGCGTTCCAGCATCGTCGTAGTGTGTAGCCCGGTAGCCTCTGTGTCAACAGCAAAACGTGGCCCGGGCAGAGTATTCCGGCGGCCGCCAGCCCGGCGCTGAACTGCAGGTTCGCCGCTCGCGCTCTTCGTTCGACCAGCGCTCGCGGATCCTCGCGCACGCTTCGCGGATCTCGTCCTGCGTCGGGTCCTTGATGTTGGTGTTGCGCTTGTGCTTCCGCTCCGGCAGGCCGTACCGCTTTCGCACCTGCCAGAGGTACTTCCGCGAGACTCCCATTTCTCGGGCAAGGGCCTCGTTTGTCAGGTCTGTGTGCCAGAGTCGAAACAGTTTTGGTACGTCGATGATCATCTGATTTACTCCTAGGTCATACATCCAACAGTTCAGCCGGAATCATCCTCCGAATTTCTTCCGCCAACTCCCTCGCCTCTGGCGTCGGCTCACCGTGCTTCAGCAGCGACCGGCAGTGCTGGTCGATCTCCCACAGGGCCAGCAACGCGGAGCGGCCGAGCCGGGCGGCGTCGTACTCGGCTTGGTCGTCTGGCAATGTGAACTTCAGGATGGCCTGCATTTCGCGTACCGTTTCGTATCGTATCGTTTGTGATGTGTTTTTGTGTTTATCCCGGTCGGGATAGCGCCGGCCTCTGCCGTCTCGCGGCCGCGTGGCGTTGGTTTCGCGCGGCGTTATCCGACAGTGCCGTG